AGAAATGTTTTTAGCCGTTTTTATATAGAAACAATTTATTGTTCTCTTATACCACTTATAAAACCTAGATAAAACAAAACCCCACGATTAGTTTCGCGGGGTTATGAAAGGGTTAGATGGTGCACTAGCTGGACTCGAACATAATTTCAATACATTGATTTATAAGAATTATTTAAAACAACAAAAAATCTTGTTACTAAACTTGTTACTAAAAAACTTTTCATTGCAAATTTTCTATTCATTTCCAATACGATAACATAGCTTAACTTAAAAAATAATATTTTTATTATAAAAATGTCTCCACCTCTCCACTTCTATTAAAAAATATTAAAAAAAACCTTATTTATTATATATTTATAAAAGTGGACACTATTTTTTAAAGTCTCCACTAGTCTCCACCTGTCTCCACTTATAAAAAATAGATAACTTCCTATCTTAAATTATCTTTTCAAACCCAAAATCACCTAAAAAAATCACTGAATAAAATATTTCACTCAACGTATCTAATTGTATCTAAACTATTGAAATTTAAGGTATTTACTTTATATTTTTTGTATATATATTGTTCTATGGGCTTTTTATAAGCCCTCTTAATTAAGAACAAATAAGGGTAAAAAATGCTTATACATGAAAAAATTAGAGATGAAGTAATTGAAAGATTAAAACCTGCTCTTTCAAGCCAAGTTAAACGTTTTTATAGCGGCCGCATCCTTGGGTTAAATCCTTCTGAACAATGTCCTGCTATTTCTGTTTATTTAGAAGATATTAGTTTAGATCAAACTTGCCTTTGTGATAGTGAATTAAATGCAACACTCAATATTGCTATTTATTTAAAACCTCACTCTGGCGAAGATGAATTAGATAATATTGCAGAGTTAATTCGAAATACTATTTATAACAGCGAATTAAAATCTGTTCTTAATATTTCATTAAAGAGTTATGACTATAACTATGATGAAGAACAAGCTGCATGGATTTCATCAGTTCTTCAATTTGATATTAACTATGATGAATAAGGACAAATTATGCTTAAAAAATTAATCGAGTTACGCCAACAAAAGGCAGAAAAAGTCGCAGAAATGCGTGCAATGCTTGATAAAGCAGAAAAAGAAAATCGTTCATTGGATGAAGCTGAATCAGTAGATTTTGATAAATTGAAAGATTTAGTGAAACAGTTGAGTGATGAAATCAGTAAATACGAAACCGTAGCAGATGAAGAACGTAATCTTGGTGCGCAATCTAACCCATTAGAAACTCGCAGCACGAAACAATTTTCAAATGATGAATTGCGCCATTACATTAAAACCGGTGAACTTCGCAATTTAACTACGGCTAACGGTGAAGATGGCGGTTATTCAGTTATCCCGCAATTAGACAAAGAGGTCATGAAACGCTTAACTGATGATAGCGTCATGCGCCAGCTTTGTAATGTCGTTCGCTTGCCTATCGGTGCGAAAGAATACAAAAAATTAGTATCTGCTGGTGGTGCAACCGTTGAACATGGCACAGAAGGCGCAGCACGCAACGGCACAGCAACCCCGAAACTGCACGAAGTAACCATTGCATTAAATTCAATCTATGCTTATCCAAAAACTACTCAAGAAATTTTGGACTTCTCCAGCATTGATGTTTTAGGTTGGCTCACTGATGAAATCACGGAGACCTTCACTGAAACAGAAGAAGTAGATTTAACCTCTGGTGATGGTAACAAAAAATCAAAAGGTTTATTGACCTACGAACGCACAACTGAAAACGATAAAGTGCGCCCATTCGGCAAACTTCAAAAAATTGAAGTAGCGGGTGCGGCAAAAATTGAGGCAGACACTTTAATCGATGCGTTCTATACCCTTCACAGTAAATACCGCAAAAATGCCGTATGGGTGATGTCATCAACCATTGCAGCAGCATTACAAAAACTCAAAAACAAAAATGGCGATTACATTTGGCGCGATGGTTTAACAACCGATGCGCCCGCTACATTATTAGGCCGTCCAGTTTACTTCTTAGAGACAATGCCGACAGGTGGTGCAAATCAAGCAGTTATTGCCTTTGGTGATTTCAAACGAGGTTACTTCATTGTCGATCATGAAACAGGCGTACGAACTCGACCAGACAACTTAACCGAGCCAGGATTCTATAAAGTCCACACCGATAAATATTTGGGTGGTGGAGTGGTAGATTCCAACGCAATTAAAGTGATTGAGACAACGGCATAAATCATAGAGGGGCATAAGCCCCTTTTTTTGCTTAATAGGTGAAAAATGAAGAAAGAATTTGAAATCCGCTCTGCAACAATTTCAACGGATGAAGAGAATCAAAAGCTCGTTGGTTATGCGGTCAAATGGAACAGCCCTTCACAAGTGCTTTACTGTGATTTTGTAGAATCCTTTGCGCCTAAAGCATTCAGTGAAAGTTTAGCCAGTGGCGAAGATGTTCGCGCACTCTTTGAACACGACTACACCAAGTTACTCGGTCGCACTAGTGCGGGAACATTAAAACTAGAAGAAGATTCAATCGGCTTGCGTTTTGAATTAACACCACCTGATACCACCTTAGGGCGTGATTTGTTGGTAAGTGTTGAACGCGGCGATATTAGCGGAATGTCTTTCGGCTTTTGGGCTAAAGAAGAAACATGGAATTTTGATGTAGAGCCTTGCCAACGAACCGTACAAAAAGCCGAACTCTTTGAAATTACCGTAACAAGCATTCCCGCCTATCCTGAAAGTAGCGTAGAAATTGCTAAGCGTTCGATGGTCGCTGCCAAAGAAAAAACACAGAAACACTCTACCGCACTTTTGAAACAGTGGCTTGATGTGATGGAGGCTTAATATGTGGAATCCTTTTAGACGAAAAGAGCAACGTAGCGAGCCAACCTCAATCGAAGAGCTTTTATCTTACATGGGCGTAAACAATACAGGTGCGGGCGAATTTGTCAGTCCACAAACTGCAGAATCGTTACCTGCCGTGATGAATGCCGTTACCGTCATTTCAGAGGCGGTCGCATCAATGCCTTGTTATCTATACGCACTAAAAGAAGATGGCCGAGAAAGGATCTATCGTCATCCTGTTGAATATCTTCTCAATGAAATGCCAAACCGCAGCCAAACACCGTATCAATTCAAAAATACGATGATGCGCCATTGTTTGCTAAATGGTAACGCTTATGCCGTGATTGAGTGGAATAACAAAGGCGAACCAATAAGCCTTACTCCCTATCAACCAAGTGCGGTAAATATCTTCCGTAAAGTAACGGGTGAATATATTTATCAAATCACAGACTTAAACGGGGTAACAAAAAACTATCTTCAAGATGAGATTTTACATTTACGCCATAGTTCTATTGATGGATTTATGGGGCGTTCTCCGATAACAGTTTGCCGTGAAACGGTCGGATTAGGTTTAGCTCAACAACGCCATGGCGCAGCCATTATGAAAAACGGATTGATGGCAAGCGGGCTTATCTCAACGGCAGAATGGTTAGATGATGCAAAAGCTCAGAAAGCCGTCAAAGCTCTTGAGCGTTACAAGGGGGCAAAGAATGCGGGTAAAACGCCTATTCTTGAAGGCTCAATGGAATATAAACAATTAGGCATGACAAACCAAGATGCAGAATGGTTAGCCAGTCGCACATTCACAATTTCTGATATAGCCCGAATCTACAATATTAGCCCGATTTTCTTACAAGATTATTCTAATAGTAGCTATGCGAATTTCAGTGAGGCAAGCCGCGCATTTCTTTCTCAAACCTTACGCCCCTGGCTTACTAACTTTGAACAACAACTCAAAGATGCCTTGATGATTGATTTAGGCAGCAACAGCAAGAAACGTTACTTAATCGAATTTGATACAAGCGACTTATTGCGCACCAGTCAAAGCGAACGTTTCAGTAGCTATGATGTGGCAATCAAAGCGGGTGTAATGTCTCCAAATGAAGTTCGCCGCCGTGAAGGTTTACCGCCTTATGGAGGTGGAGATGAATTTAGCCAGGCTTGGAAGCAAACCGTAGAAGTTAAACGCGGTGATGAACAAGAACAGGGGGCAAGCAATGGCAGTGATGCTTAAGGCTGGCAAGTATAACAAGGTGATTGGTTTACAAAAGCAAGTAAACGAACAGAACGACTATGGCGGCATTGTGAGTAAATGGAGAACTATCTCTAATGTTCGAGCTGCAGTTGAGCCATTACAAGGTAGAGAGTTCTTCTCTGGGGCAGTGCCTCTAGGGGAGAACATTGTAAGGGTTAGGGTTCGTTATGGGATAGAAGTCGATCGCACTATGCGAGTGAAGTATGGCACAAGGCTGCTTGAGATAACCAATATCATAGACAGCAAGGAATCTCACCGTGAACTTCAACTAATCTGTAAGGAGTTATTAGGCAATGGCACAAATTGAACTAGAAGAAATTAAGCAACATTTAAATCTCGATCATGATTTAGATGATGCGTTACTCGAAACCTATAAGGTCGCTACATTGGAAGTATGCCAAAAGCATATAGGCAAAACCTTTGGTGATGAAGAAACAGAAAATACCGTTCCGTTTACGCCATCAATTAAAGTCGGCTGCTTAATGTATATTGCCTACCTTTACACAAACCGTGAGGCTATAACAGATTTAGCCAATCTTAAACAAGCACCCATGACGATTTCCGCATTATGGGAAGTCTATAGAGAGCCTTGCGCTTACTAAGGATTTAGTAACCGATATGCCTTATCAACCGTTAAGACGTTGTAGTTATCCAGGGTGTAGAAATAAAGTGAAGTCGGGCAGATGTGAAGAGCATAAGCCAAAGGACAACCGCCCAAACAGCAGCGCACGAGGTTACGATCACAAGTGGAGCAAATACCGCGAGCAATACTTAAAGCATCACCCTCTTTGCGTGATGTGCTTAGAAAAAGGTATCTACACGCCCGCTACAGTGATAGACCATATCAAGCGAGTTGAGAACGGACAAGCAGACCCGCTATTTTGGGTTGAATCTAACCATCAATCTTTATGCCGTGATTGCCATAGCTATAAAACACGAGTGATAGACCAACGCGGATTTGGTGCGAAGAAGTAAACCGTTTCTATATCGAAACAATTGAAGTATGGGCATATGTACACGGTTGAGTTGTAGTCATATGGTAACAACTGAGCTAACCAATCCAAATTTGGATTGGTATAAATTTTGAACAAAAGACGATTTGAACAGGTGGGGGGAGTTTTTGAAAGAAAGTGGCAAGCCTAAAGAACCGCCCGCCCCCTTTAATTTTTATGCAAGGAAATTTTTTTGAAAATAAGGAAACACAATGACAGCTAAAAAGAAGAATTTACACACCCCGCC